ATAGGTCTGCGCACGCAGAGGCGTCGCGCAAGTCAGCAGGAGGGCCGCCTGCAAGACGTATGTCTTAGTCCTCGGCAGGGCGAAGCTCGACGTTCTCGGTCCACGCAGCGCGGGCTTCCTCGCCGATCAAACCCATGAACGGGCAGGGCGTACCGGCCATCTCCATCGCGCCGAATACGCGGGGGTCTTGGCACAGGAGGCTCACGGCGGCGACGCGCATACCCATGTCGTACAGGGTCTTCGACAGCTTCATCCGCTCGCAGTTTTGATCGCGCACCGTGCGTCCAGCCGACAGGCCGATTATCTGCGTCTGCACTGCGCCCGACTGTCCGGTGGTGCAGAGGTCTTGGCTATAGGACATCATACTCGGCGCGATGGCGCTGGGTGGTGGCGACTTGATATTCTGGTCGATCACCTGACGATTAACGCTCTCGCTGTAGCTTTTGCTGTCGGAGACGTTGACGTTGTTGTTCTGGTTGACGTTGCGGTTATCGCTGCTTGTCGTCTGGTTAATCGTGCTGGTGTCGTTGTTCGTGTTGTTGGTGTTTACGGTGCTGTTGACCGTCTGATTGACGGTGCTGTTGCTGACATCCGTATTGAAATTGCGGTTTGTATTTTCGGATGTGCTGGCGTTGGTGTTCTGGTTAATGTTCGTCATCGTGCCAGAATTGATGTTCGTATTCTGGTTGATGTTCGTCATCGTGCCAGTGTTCTGATTTATGTTGGTGTTCGTCGAAACATTGACGTTGTTATTGTTGTTCGTGTTCAGCGACGTGCTCGTGCTGGCATTCACGTTGTTGTTCGTGTTGACCGACGTGCTAGTGCTTTCGCTGGTGTTGAAGTTCGTATTGGTGTTTACCGACGTGCTGGCAGACGTGTTGTTGTTGTTATTCGTGTTCGTCGATGTGCTGGTCGAATTGCTGTTGTTGTTGTTTGTGTTTGTGCTGGTGGACGTATTGTTGTTGTCCGATGTGCTGGTCGTTGTCGTGGTGTAGACGTATTCGGTCGGGGCCACAGACACCGGAGCGGTCTGCGCAAGCGCCATGCTACACCAGCCGAGAGACACAAGAACCCAATACCTTTTATTCATCACCGATCCGCCTTGTTGTCCAGTTTATCCTCAATGCGTCGGAGGTGCATCATCACCTCGTCAAACTTCTTATCGATGGCGTTGAACTTCTCGTCGCCAAAACCAAGACGCGCCTCAAGCAACGTCAGCTTATTCGTGAGATTAACCCAAACAGTTATCAGCGCCCCAATGAAGCTGAGGGCGGTGATCACAAAGCCCAGAATCGTAAATAGTGTGTTGGTGTCCATCATCTGAGGTTCCGCAGCTTGTAGATTGCGGAGAGATATACGCTTGTTACAGCGTCAATAAGATTCGCAACGGCGCGGTTGCCTTTGCAGATTTTCTCATGATTGGCCTCGATCCAAGCGGCATCGGATTCAAGGCACTTTAGTATATCCTTCTCCATTTCGCCGGGAACTGGGATAGCGCCAATCAGCTCATATGCGCCTTGATAAGCCTCAACCAGCGGATCAATCGCATCGATCACGCCATCATAGAACTCGCCCAGAGCCATATGTTTGGCAAAGCTGCCGTCTCCCTTGGCGCGCCAGTGAGCAAAGTGAGCGAGGTTGCGGGCGTAAAATACGCGGCTGATAAGCTGCTCGATCATTATGCGATTCGCTCAGATGCCAGTATTACCGATGGGATAGCCGGAGCAATTGCTCCAGCTGCCGTAAAATCTAAGGTGACATTTACATTCTCAGGCAGCCACATGATTTCAATGTACTGGCCCGCAGTCACTTGCTCGTAGATTACGATCTGAAAGAACTGCGCGCCACCATCTGCGGCCTTGGGTATGTTTGTAGCCGTGGCAGAGTTTGCAATGTCTGTCCCGTTTTTGCGGAACCAAATTGTAGCGTCGTGGTCGTTCGTGTCGGTGTTCTTAAACTGAATGCTTGGCGCAAGCATGTAAGTCCCAGCGGCAGCGAATGTAATCCGCGTTGGATCTCCGCTTCCGTTATTCGCAATGGTTATGCCTGAGCTAAAAGATGTTGATGCAAGTTTTATCGCAGTGGCAGCCGAAACGCTGCCAGTTTGATCTGTGCTATCATACGCAGAAATGTAAGCCCGGCCAGCCACATCCGCATAAGGGATTGTCGCAGCCGCCGTCATTGCTGATGTTCCGCTGCCCTTTACATATCCCGTGAGGGTGGTTGCCCCGGTGCCGCCATTGGCGACGCCCAGTGTGCTACTGAACGTGTTCGCAATCGATGTAGCGGTTGCCTTAGCACTACTGCCAGATTGCACGACTTCCAGCAGCTCGTTGCCGCTGAGTGGAGTTGTGGCCGCCGTGAGGTCCGTAATCTTCTTGTTTGCCATTATCTTAATCCATACCTAATATTAAGGAGGACCGATTCAATATCGGCTACTTCCGTCTGCGCGTTTGTAACTGCATCCTGAGAATCAGGACGTGGGTTTCTTAGAGGAACTGGATCAGGACGCAGAAGCAAGCGGCTGAAATATGGCTGAGGCACATCATCGCAGGACGCGCATACTTGCAGGCTTAGGCCCACAGGAGTTGAACCGCCACGATAGTCTTGCTTCTGACGCAGCTCCGTGTGCTGAACCATAAAGCCGCAGCCGTCACATATCGCAAGACCCTGCGGCGACTTTACGGCAAACTTCGGTTGCGTCCGATGTTTTTTGCCGCGTCCGAATCCGTACTGCATTAGTAGCCCCAAGGATTAATGGTGATACGAAGCGGAACCTTTTCGCGATCTTCGGCTGCGGCGCGTTCGTATGAACTATCCGCTAAACCCTGAAGGAAGCTAAGTCGATCCGGCGCAAACTTCACCGCGAGCTTAGCGGCAAGTCCGGCGGCAATAGCCTCCATCCAACGGTTTGGCGCATCCATGCTATCAGTGAAGTCACCGGCATCCTCTTGGATTTTCATGCGGTGATAAAATAGCGTAACGCCAGCATCCTGCGGAGCTTGCCAAATATACAGGCGTGGAGTGATGGTGCGCTGGAAATAGTATTGGAAAGGGCGCTGGCCAAGCTGCGCCTTGTTTGGAATCGCGTCGTATTCCGCCCGACTAATCGGCGACATCATCAGGTCAGTGTTTATGCCACCAGATGTGGTGCGCGTGTACACCTGAAGGATTGAAACCGTGCGCGGCTCAAGTTCGTAATACAGTGTGCCCGGAGTTAGAGTGATGCTCTGGAGATCCACAGCCCAGAGGTTTGGGCCGTTGTTGGCCCAGTCGGAGAACATGTAATTAATAGAGCGGCGCGCACTATCGATGTCATTGGACGCAAGCGTAGACGGAAGCCGACCGACGCGCTCATACGCCTCAGTGATGATATCGATCTGTTCGGTGTCACCGAATGTGTACGTGCCGCTAGTGGTCATTTTTTCTTCGCCGCCTGCATGTTTGCTACCAGCGAAGGATACTTGCTCCCTGACTTGCTGGCAATGGCTTTAGCTTTTTGCTTCTGAGAAGATGATAAAGGTTTGGGTGAGCCAAGACCTTTGGGCCGTGGCTTTTCCCAAACCTCCTTTTTCCCGCGCATTATTTGCCCTTTTTGGCAGGCGCTTCTGCGACAACTGCCGCTTTTTCAGCGACGGGGGCCTCTTCAGCAGCAGGGGCTTCTTCGACAACTGGCGCTTCTTCAGCGGCAGGAGCCTCTTCAACGACGGGAGCTTCCTCAACGACAGCGGCCTCAGCAGCAGGTTCAGGCGCATCCTTAAAGCCGAGCATCATTTCAAGCGACTCTTCAGTCACCTTTTCCCAATCTTCTTGAGAAAGGCTGATTTCCTGCTGATCACCATTTGCGTTTGTGTATCTACGAAGAATCATAATAAACTCCTATCAGGCGTAAGTTTTGATCATCTCAAGGATGATGCTGTATGTGTCGCCGGACGAAGCGCCGACGGTTGTGAAAAGAATGTCGCCAGTCTTACCCGTGCCGGCATTGTTGCCCAGAATAGCTGTGTCATCAAAGTTCAGGGTGTACATGCCCGGAGCAAGAATAACCGCGCTCACGTCAGTATCTGCATCCCACAGGAGATTAACCGACATGCCGTTAACCATCGCTGTAATCCGACGAATTGAAACGGCAGAGCATGCCTTTCCGACATTGTTCGCAGTCAAAGCTGATACATCAACCTTGAGAACAGCGCTCTCACCCGTGCCATCGGACACGTTATTGAACTTCATGACAGCTTGGCTTTCGCCGTCAAATAGAGTCTGGGAATTAACTGCGTCAGCCATTATTTCATTCCTTTAAGTGTCATAGCGAGGCGAGCGCGCTGGCCCATTTTGCCGGGCTTCTTGGCTGCTGCCTCCAGCTTTCCTGCAGGAATCGGCTTGCCAGCTTTAGCGCCAAGCGCTTTACGAAGTGCGCCGGGCTTTTTGATAGCCTCAGCAATGAAATTCTTTTTTCCACGCATGTTAACAGTTCCACGCTCTGAGTGATTTGTTGATCCGGCTATTCGGATCTTTAGCGGTCTCGGCGGATGTCAGTTTCTTTTTCATGCCCTTCATTCTGGCACAAAAGCTATCACGACGAGAGCCACCTTCCGGCTGCGGACGCTTAAGGTTCGATCCAGTGGCTGCATTATACGCCTTACGACCAGCCTCGTTGAGACCGCCCTTGGGGTTCTTATGCTTAGCCTTAAGCTGGAAGTCCTTCTTCGCCCGCATCACCGTCTCCATGTAACTAGGGCGACCCGAAGGCCGCCCCAATCATTAGGCTTGTGTCACGCCATAGAGGCCGGTCACTGAGTCTGGATTTTCAATGAACATCCAAACAGTCAGTTGCTTCGAGCCATCAGCTGCGTCTGGAACCGCGTAGGTTCCGCGAACGTCGCCAGTGGTGGTGGTCGCGGGGTCGGTCGTTACAGCTGCCACAAACGTGCCAGTCGTAACAAATGCGCTGTTCCAAGCGGTCAAGCAGTAGTTACGGCTATCCGAGCGGAAAGGAAGACCAAACACATCGCCAGTGCCAACGAAGAAATCGGTGGCTGCAGCCGAAGCTGCTACGCTGGTGATTGTCTTGAATGCCTTCTTGCCAGCAACAGCAGTCGTGCCATTCAGGGTGATAGCTTCCGACATCGGAACGCCATAAACGTCCGTACCAGTAACCGTAAGAACAGCAGTAGCCGCACCGGCAGCGTCAACAATGACGTTGCGAGGAACGTCGAGGGTTACAACGCCACTGGATGCCAAAGCACCGTTGATCAGGGCATTGCCTGCCGCAGCAAGCGTCTGCTGAGCGCAGATGCCATCTGCATCCAAAGCCACCGGAGTAACGTCATAGACGAACATCGGAGACATGGGAGCACCCGGAATCGGAGCGGCCCCATTGAGGCTGAAACTACGCCCAACCCGGACACCATCAGAGAAGTGAGTCATGAATTTTCTCCATAGTTAGGGGGTGACGGATGCCACCCCCTGAGTCCGATTAGGAAGCGCCCTGTGAACCCCAGCCTGCGCGGAAGTTCGAGCAACCGAACGAATAACGCTCAATGGCTTTCGCCTTGAGGTTGTCGGTGTCGAAGTCCGTGTAGACATCGGTTTCGAGAGCTTCACGCTCATAGTGCTTGAAGCCGTTTGGAGCGTCGGTGAGCAAGAACCACGAGTTCGTGTCCGTCAAGAACATGTTCACGCGATGACCCTGCGGAACCGCCGAGTTGTTATAGATCGCGTTGATGTCGTTGTTTGCTGTATCGACGCGGAACTGCGATTGCAGCAAGCGAGTCGCGGTCCACTGCAGTTCGGCTGGAACGATGAGCTTCGTAGGCTTCGTCATGATGCGGAGGCCCGCAGCATCACGGAAGCGCTGAACGCCAACGATGGCATCCTGAAGCGACGTTTCGTTCAAGTCGGCCTGTACCGTGAAGGTGTTAGCAACAGTACCGTTTTCGATGGGGTGAGCCGTCGAGAACAGTGGCTGGCCGTCACCAATTGGGAAGTTCGACGAGAAGCCGTTGTTCAAAACGGATGCGCCGAGAACTTCTTTGGTCTGTTCCATCGACTGACGAAGAGCCTTCGCCTGCAGTGGGAACGACGATTGGTACAAGTTGTCCTTGATCGCCTGACGGGTGATGATGAAACCAATGCTGGTGTAACGGTTTACATAGTTCGTTACATAGCGCTGACCCATTTCGCCGTAAGCGGTCGAGGCACCTTCTGCCTTGATTTGCGCCAAGCCAAGCAGCTTGACTTCGACTTCGATTTCAACAGCCTTATCGGATGTGTGCTTCTCGAAGATTTCCGACCACTGACCGGGGTACATCGGGTAGTCGCCGAAAACGGCGGCCAAACCGGGCCGGAGCAGATCGCGGATTGCGGTTGTATTAATAGCCATTTTAAATTCTCCCTACTGGCGTATCAGAGGCCGGTCACGCCACCTTTATACAGGTGGTTGTTGAAGACAACGAGCCAGTTAGCAAAAGCGCCAACAGCGTTACCCGGAGTCGGGTCAAGCTGGAGGATTTTGCAGTTCAGCGTGCTCGTGTCGGCTTCCGACGCATTGTTGATCGAAACGGCGGATGAGCCCGTCGAAGTCGAACCAGCAGTGTACAAGAAGTTGATGTTCAAACCACGGTCGGCCAGAGCAAGCGGAGTGCCTGCAGCGCCGGAAGCGTTGGTTTCTTGAACCGAGAACACTGTGTTCGGATCGTCAATCACGAGTGCTTCAACGGCAGAGCCGGTGAGAACGCCCGGGTTGCCCGGCCAGTAGTTCATGAACTTTACGACGCCAGTGCTGTCGGTGTACTTAACACCCCAGAACACGCCAACGCAGGTTGCGCCAGCAGTGCCGACTTCGAGGTAGCCAGACGAGCCGATGGTGACAGGATCGCCACGGAAAATGGCAGTCGCGTAGGTGGTAACAATCTGATAAGGATTTGTCGCGCCAGTCCAAGCAGATCCATCAAGTTTCTTGACGGGCTGAAAACCAT